GTGGTCCAGATTCCGCTTTACACCAAGGATGACAGCGGAGAAGTAACATACAACGATGTTAAGCCAAGAGTGTTGAGGCTTGAAGGAATTGCGCCAAACGGTCAGGAGATGCTTACGTTCAAAGGCCTGGAATGGACTTCTTTGATTAACGCAAACTACTCCGGATTCTCGAGGTGTTTAAGCAATGCCAAGATAATCAAGTCCTCGATTCTGACTGATTTCATAGAGCTGTCAAAATTGGACTTGACGGTGCCTGTCTATGCGTTTTCCCTCGGCCACTATTACGTCATCCTCAAGATGACAACCAAAGACAGCGGAGCTGCCGACATTGAGATGCTCCAGTTGAACGAAAGTGCGATAATCTCAGATGACGGGGCTGCCCCTGAACTTGCTGTGGTCTCGAACGGAAACGGCGGCTATTGCGCCACTCTGACCAACAAGACGCAGGCGGAAATCCAGTCGTACATCTCTGATGAAAGGTATAAGGTGTGCCTTGTAAGGTATGGATACGCGAGAAGAGGAAAGTTTTTCAAGTACAAAGACAAGACAGGCAAAGAGACCAACTCGAAGACTTGCCGGACGGCCAAAAGAAACCTTGAAGCGCCAGAGTTCGGCGGATGGAGGAGCGTACGCCGGGAAAAGGGAGGAGGCACACCTTGCTGGCGCATCATTGGTGACGAACTGCTGAGAACGGGAAAGATTGCCGAGAACTCTCAGACGATGAAGAAATATGGCGATGCAAGCCTTGTGTTTGATTTGGGAGACGCAATGACGCTTCCTGCTATTCCGTCGAGAGCAAAGACAAAGAGCGGACGAATCAGCAACCGTGCAAGCGACGGCATATCAGAGCTGTCCATAGCGATGTACCGCAACGAAGGTAATGGTAGATGGAAGAGGGTTTCTAACATCTGCCCAGTGAGGAGCAGAACAGACTCCAAGCAGGAGTACTGGGACTTTGAACCGAGAAACGCAAGGTCATTATAAAAAGAGAAATAAGCCGCCACTCAGAGACCAAGTGCACAGACCTCACGGTTTTCTCTGATGGCAAAGGTAGTAATTTTTTAAGAAAAGCAATATGGGAGAAAACAAAAGTGTACTCTTTACGCTGGGTATCGATGCCAGCAAGAGCATCCAGACGATGGCGCAGCTGGAAAAGTCACTCGCAAGCGTCAATGAAGAAATAGCCGAGTATCAGAAGAAACAGAAAGAGGGCAAGACTCTGACGGAGGAGGAGACTGCGGAACTGATAAGGCTCAAGGAAACCAAGAAAGCCCTTCAGCGCGAATACAGCGAGCAGAGCCGCTCCGTTCAAAACGAGATAGTCTCTGAACAGTTATACAAGGACACGCTGAAAGGGTTGTGTGCTGAGTTATCTTCAGCCAAGGATAAACTGAGGGCGATGAAGGATGCCGGCAGTCCGGAGTGGCAGAAGCAGGCTGCTGAAGTCAACGAACTGAACGAGAAAATAAAGGATATGGAGGCCCAGTATGGCGTCCATACAAGGAATGTCGGCAATTATGCCGAAGGCTTTATATCTGCTTTCAGTCAGATGGGAGGTTCGGCATCCAAGATCATCAATCCGCTCAAGAATGTCACAACCGGGCTGAAGGCGATGAGTGCCACGCCTGTCATAGCAATCCTCGGCCTTCTCGCCAACGTCATTACGACTATCATTTCCAAACTGAAGAGTAGCGAAGACAACCTGAACGCGGTGACGAAGTCAATGAGTGCCTTTGGTGTCATTACCGACGGCATCACTGCCTTGTGCCAGGGGTTGGGCAAAGCCATTGCTTGGATTGCCGACGGGCTTGTCGGTCTGCTGGACAAGTTAGGTTTGGTGAGCGATGCGATGAAGCAACGGCAGGCTATTGCAGAAGCGGAAATCGAGTTGGCGAAACAACAAAGGGAGACCATCACTGAGAATGCGGATGCGGAATTGAAATCGGCGCAACTTCGCGCAAAGGCAACCGAGAAGAACAAATACACGGAGAAAGAACGTCTGGAGTTTCTCAAGGAGGCCGGGAAGGTCGAGAGCGAAATTGCGGACAGAGCCTATCAGGATGCCAAACTCGAATATGAGATTATCAAGGCAAAGAACTCCCTCACGGACAGTTCGGCCGAAGAGAAGATGAAGGAGGCCCAGGCTTACGCAAAAATGATTCAGACGCAGACTGCTTACTTCAACAAGACCAGAGAACTGAACGGGCAGATAATTGAGGCTCAGAAGTCTGTTGCGGACAAGGTATACTCCCACTGGGAAAAGACATTCACTGCGATAAGCAAGCTTCAGAAAACGATGCTGAATAGGCGTTCAGATTATCTGAAGGACTGGAGCAAAACAGATGAAGAGAACTCGATTGCAGAATTTGAATGGAGACAAAAAGCGGCCACAGAAGCTTTGGTTCTCGAACAGAAGCAGCAGAAGGCCAAACTGAAGGAACAGCTCAAATATGGCAAGATTACGGCGTCTGAATATCAGCAGGAGCTTCGTGTGCTCAAAGCAGAGATGGACGGTTTCCTGTCTAAGCAGGCCAACGAACTATTTGATTTCCAGAAAGAGCAAGTCAAGAACGCCATAAACCTTGCCGGAGGAGAGATTCTCGAACAGAAACTTGACGACATTCGTGCGAAGTTCAAAGTGGCAGAAGATGCGATAAAGAATGACGCACAAATGAGCGAGGAGGAAAAGGTCTTCTACCTGCGAAGCCTTTACGAGGAACAGGAGAGGCAGATAAGACAAACCAGGAAAGACTACAACGAGAAGGCCAACTCCGAAATTGCCGAGGCTGTCGAAGAGCTGTATCGCAAAGACCTGCGGCAATTCTCAAGTGACGAAGAGGAAAAGTTGCGGCTGGCAGTTGACAAGCAGAAGAAACTGATTGAGTCGAAGAAAGCGGCCGGGCAAGAGACTTTGAAAGAAGAGTCGGAACTTGCCCAGATGGAATATAACCTGAGAGAATCGACAGCCAACAAGGAATTGTCGCTGGCTTGGAAAAATGCAGATGAGCAGTATCGCATACGCAAGGAGTTCCTCGAAAAGGAACTTGAAGCAGAAACCTTGACTGCACAACAAAGGGCGGAACTTGAGAAGGAACTTGCTGAACTGACTGCAGAGCATAATCAGCAGAAGATTGATTCTGTCAGCAGCTATGCGACGCAGATGACAGAGATTCTAAGTTCGATGAACGAGGTTATGGGCAATCTGGGCGACGCTCAAGTCCAAAGAGCCGAGGCTGAAAACGATGAGAAGAAATCCGCCCTGGACAAGAGGCTGAAAGCAGGTTTGATAAGCCAAAAGGATTACGACAAACAGGTTGAGAAACTTGATTCGGATCTCGACAAGAAGAAGGCCGAAGTTGAAAGAAAGGCAGCCATCAGGCAAAAGGCTATGAGCGCAATGCAGATAGCAATCAACACGGCCACTGCCATTATGAAAATATGGGCGGACGTCCCTAAAGTGGATTTCGGTGTGAGCACTGGAATCCTCACCGCCTTGGCTGCAGCAACAGGAGCGGCACAGTTAGCAGCAGTGGTCTCCGCTCCCCTGCCTCAGGCAAGAAAAGGAGGCCGCATACAAGGCCCTACCCACGAGGGAGGTGGAGTTCTCGTCGAGACTGAGGGAGATGAGAGGATAGTCAGCGCCAAGCCGTCAAAAGTTTTCCCCGAATTGCTGAATTTGATTAGCTACATAGGGAAGAACTCGTCTGTCCCTAATACAGGGTTCGGCACCTCTTTAGCGACATTGTCTGGAAGCCAGGAAGCAAGGGAGCTGGACTACGATATTCTGTCCGACAAGATTGCGTCGAAATTAGGTGACGTGATTGAAAATATCAAGATATACGCCGCGATTACGGATATACGTGAAGCGGATAGCAATTATACAAGAATCGAAGAATCGGCAAAGATATGACCACATACGAACTCGCAAAAACACTGACTCACGAACAAGTGGAGTCACTTACGAAAGCAGGGCTGCTCAAATCCAATGTCAGCAGATATATCTACATCTACGAGATGTGGATCACCCTTCTCGAGGACGGATTCTCAAAGATGCTGGCATACGAGGAAATAGGTAAAAAATGCTTCACTTGCGAAGAGAATGTCAGGAAGATTGTGGGTTATATGCAGAAGGAGTGGTAAGAAAGTTTCCCATACGGATTCTTTTGAAGTTTCTTTATCTTTGCAAAAGTGAGTACAATATACGCTGTTTATGATAAATATCAGACTTTATAATCCAATAGCAAACAAACACAACGCCTGGTGGTATAGTTGGGATGGAGAGGATGGAGTATTCTCTCTCGACTTCGTACAAAAGGTTTTCTCCGACAACCCTAACGAAACGGACTTCCGCTTCAACATCCATTGTGCTGGAGGTGAAGTAGAGGAAGGTCTGGCCATCTATGACTGGCTAAGGACCTCAGGCAAGAACATCTATATGAACATCGAGGGAGGATGTCACTCAATGGCTGTCACGCTGCTGCTTGCAGCCCCGGCAGAAAACAGGAGCTGCAACCCGAATGCTATCGCTCTCATACACGAAGTGCAGGGCTACGCAGCGGGATCTGCAACAGCGGTCAGCGCTGAAGCCCATAATATGCAAGTTCTTCAAGACAGGATACTCGATATCTATGCAGAAAGAACCGGCGGTGACAGGGCGTCGCTGGAGGCAATTATGAAAGAGGGCAAGGAGCACAATGCCAAGGAGTTGCTCGCTCTCGGATTCGTTTCGAAAATCAACGCTTATAACACAAATTTCAAGTTAAACAATTTCAATATGGCAGAGAAAACAATTTTGTCCAAGGCCGCCAATTGTTTGAGTCAGATTAAGAATCTGCTCGGCGGCAAGATTGTCGACTATGACTTCGTAGACGACGAGGGAAACGTCCTCTTCTCGACAGAGGGCGAGGATGACACTCTGGAGGTAGGAATGGCTGCGTCTCCAGACGGAACTTTCACGATTGCGGATGGCAGAACAGTCACCATTGCAGACGGAGTAATCACAGAGATTACTGAGGCTGAACCCGAGGAGCAACCTGAAGAGGAGGAACCCACTGGCAACTCGGCTGAGGAGAGGCTGGCCATTTGCGAGAATGCCCTGGCTGAGGCGTACGCAGTTATCCGCGACCTCAAGAAACAAGTGAAGTCCAACTACGTCCCTGCTGGACGTGTGAAGACTCCTGGAAAAAAGACCAACGCGGCCCCTTCCCGTGAGGAAAGGAAAGCTGAGTTGAGGGAAAATGTAAAACTTACAAAGAGCAAGTAACGATGGGAAAGTTAATTGATTTCAGCAAATTCACGTTTACTGCAGAGCAGGTTCGTGACATCAACGAGCTCATCTTCGATGACATCCTGCACGCTCCGGATATGGAGTTCCTGCATACCATCTATGACGGGATTCTGTATGACAAGGAAGTAGGATTCATCACAGAAAGCGGTCTCGTAGGAAAGAAGGCTCAGGGATGCAACCCGACAGCGCAGGACTGGAGCATTGGCACAAGAAAGGTTCTCTGGCAGCCAAAGGCTTGGGAGGTCATTATAGACCAATGCGCAACAGAGCTTGAGAACACATTGGCCATCTATTGTATGAACAAGGGTGTACGCAGGAACGACCTTACTGACACGGATTATATGGCCATTGCTGCATCCGTTCTGGGTAAGGCTATTAAAGATGCTCTCTTCAGGATCATCTGGTTCTCCGACAAAGATGCGAAGAATGTTGCTGACGGAGGTATCGTCACGGCCGGTGTTGATGTAGATTACTTCAACGTCATTGATGCCGGATTCTTCAAGCATCTGCAGAGCGCGGTGACAACCCACCCGGAACTTCTGGTGACTGTTGACGCCAACAAGAAGGCATCAAAGGAAGAGCAGATGAACGCAATGACTCCAGACGCAGCATACAACGTCTTGACCAAGATGTATTACGCTGCGCCTATCGAGATGAGAGCAAGCGGCAATATGAGATTCTATGTTACCCAGTCCATAGCAGACGCATACCAGCAGAAGCTGACGAATATGAATCTGGAGAGCACGTACAAGAATCTCACAGACGGAATCAAGGCGTTGAGCCTCTTGGGTGTTGACGTGATTCCAATTCCTATCTGGGACAGGATGATTCAGAGCTACAACGACCTTGGCGCCAAATTCCAGGCACCTCACAGGGCGGCTCTCATCGAGAAGGCGAACCTTGGTGTCGGTACTCCTTCCAACGGAGCAATTGAGGACATTGACATCTTCTATGACAAGAAGAGCAGAATCAACAGGATGGAGGCATCCGACCAGATTGACGCTGAACTTCTCAATGATGCAAGGCTCGTCTTTGCTCAGTAAAAGGCATTCTTAGCGACTTTCGGGCACTGGTAAACCAATCACATTACCAGCGTCCGAAAAGCGCCTAAAACAGGGTTATTATGACAAATTGCGGAAAGATATCCAAGAGTCTTGTTCTTGCCGGGTGCAAGAGCTCGACACCGGCCATCGAGCCGGAAATGATACTTCTCAACTTTGAGGACTATCAGAAAGCTACCAAGGAAGAGGCAGACGGAGTCATCTCCGCTCTCACTCTTGCTGCCGGGGCAAACGGCGTCAGGTACAGCGGTGCCAAGAACTCGTTTGAGAGAAGTTGCACCCTGTCAAAAGGGACGTATGTAAACACTTTCGACCATAAGGTGCTGTGCCGCGTATTCAAGAAGACGCAAGCAGTCAAAGACGAGATGAACAAGCTCAAAGAGTCCAAGGTTGTGGCAATCGTTAAGAACGTTGACAAGGGAGAGGAGTCTGTTGCTTGGGAATTGCTCGGCGCGGACAACGGCCTGGAGATGTCGGAATTCACTGAAGATGCGACGGCGAGCGATGGCATCATCTACCAGTTCTCGTTGGCTTCCGGAGACAACTTCAAGGAGAGCGAATTGCCGAAGACTATCGACGCAGGAACAGCAGACACGACTGAGGCGCTCATCGAGTCACTCGTAAAACAGGTTTAGTATGGTCACGATTGCTGAATACAAGAAAAAGTATGGCAAGCTTGCCAAAGATGAGGTAAGGGAAAGAGCCAAGTCCGACTCTGACTTCAGAGCCGAAACGGAAGCCCTCTACAGGTTGGGATTCAAGGAGGAACTCAACAAGTCCTGCTCGGAGTGTTGGTTTGATGCCTACGTGCTGCTTATGAAGTCTGACGAAGAGGCTTTCATCCGAAAAGAAGAGAGCCTGTTTGAATTGAGGGCCGGAGCCCTTCTGCTGGATAGAAAAGGCGGAGACAGCCAAAAGATGTGCACGAGAGTCAATTTGACCGACGATCTGGCGCTCTATCACCTGAAGGCCAATCCGCTTTACATAGAGTACTTCAGCAGGTATCCGACAAACTGGAAAGAGCTTGCGGAGGCTTACAAGCCGAAGAAAAAGTAGCCGCAGTCGGCAACTGATTGCCGGAAGTTCAATCGGTTGCAATGGGAAACCACTGTAACCGATTTTTTTTCATAGAAAAGAGTATGCGAGTAGAAACATTTAAGACAGAGAAAAGTTACGTCAGCGTCAACAACAGGTCGCTGAAGGTTCAGTCATACGGAGAGAAGAACGACTTGCCGCAGAAGATAATGGAGATTGTCTCGGCCTCGGTCACAGGAGCGTCTTGTCTCGATACCTACCGCAAGTTCATTGTCGGACGAGGATTCAATGATGAGGAATTTGCGAAGGCAATAGTGAACGGGCGAGGCGACACTGCCGATATGGTTCTCAAGGCTGTGGCAGGCGACTACGCGGAGTTTGGCGGCTTCGCCATCCACGTCAATTATAATGCTCTTGGCGAGATTGTCAGCGTCAGCCACGTCCCTTTTGAGAATGTCAGGTTCGAGAGTCTCGACGACGACTATAGGTTCAATCGCGTGGCCGTGCATCCGGACTGGGGCAGGAGAAGCACTTCCCTGAGACGGTTCAGGAACAGCGACATCGAGTTCTTCCATCTCTTCAACCCGGACATCACCGAGATTCTCTCGGAAGTCCAAGAAGCTGGAGGGTGGGCTGGTTACAAGGGACAGATCTTCTATTTCTCCAACGCCGGAGACAGGGTTTACCCTATGCCAATTTACGAGGCGGCATTGACAGATATGAGCAATGAAGAGGGGCTGAGCAATATCACCCACAGGAACGTGAGGCATAACTTCCTGCCTGCTGGTATGCTCATAGACAAGAACAATCCAAGCAACAGCGAGGAACAGGACAACGAGACCAAAGAGGAGTTGTCAGCATTCCAGGGCGATATGAACGCTGGCAAAATATTGTACATCAATCTTCAGGAGGGCGACGTTGCGCCTGAGTTCGAACCATTTGAAGCCAACAATACGGACAAGGATTTTGAAAGAGCGGAATCGAAGACTCCTGGCATTATCGGCAGGTCTTTTTGCCAGCCGCCTATTCTCCGTTCAGAGGATGTGGGCAGCAACTTCGGCAGCGACTTGATGAGAAACGCCTATGACTTCTACAATGCACAGACTGAAAGCGAAAGACAGGACATAGAAGGCGTGTTCGCCAAGCTGTTCGCGCTTTGGTATGACAAGAGTCTTAATGTCGAGATGGATTTCTCTATAAGTCCAAAGGTTTATAGAGTCAATCAGACGCTTGCAGAGAGACTTGGCAGCAATACGGATAAGGTCCTGGAACTCATTTTCGACAAGACAAAGTCAAGTATGGAGAAAAGGACGGTGCTGGAGTGCGTATTCGGACTTGATGATGAGGACATAACCAGAATTATGGAGGGACTTGGAAATGCTAATTAAGGTTGACGACATACGCAAAGTGAGGCAGATTGCCAAGAATGTCAGCGACGAGCGGGTAGAAATCTATATCAGAGAGGCGGAGAGCCTTGACATTATCCCGAGAATAGGTGCAGATTTCTATCAGAAGCTGGATAACCTGGGAGACATTATTCTGGGGCAGACGGAAGACAAACTGAAAACACAGGACGACTGCGTGATAGCCGTTGAGAACGAGGGCGACCTGCCTGTCAATGAATGGAAGTTCCTTTTTGGTGGCTACTACAAAGACGGATGCGGGGTGTTGAGAAAAATGGAGGGCGTTAGAAAAGCGCTCTGCTATTTCGCATACGCAAGGTTCGTGTTGCAACACAGCACAAACGTCACCCCTTTTGGCGTTGTGAGCAAAATGGGAGACGACAGTTCAGCTGTAGATCTGAGAGCGCTTACGTCACTGAGCTCAGAAGCGAGGAAAATCGGAGAAGAGTATCTCTCTGGTACGCTCGCCTACTGGAACGAGGTGAGAGCGGTCAACGATTTCAATCCTGGACCCAAGAGGGCAAAGAGAAGATTTCTTGCAATAGGTGATTAGTAAACATTTTAACGGGTAATAATTATGGGAAAGAGATTTCCGGAAGAATTTCAAAGAATTGACAAGGTGAAGAGTAACGACAAGCTCCTCATCCACGATTCAGAAGACGGAATTGACAAGTATGCAACTCCGTCGCAGTTCAATGCGTCCCTGGACGAACTATCGGTACACTACAAGGATGCAGTCGCAGCAAAGGAAGCGGCTGTGGCTGCTCAAAAGGCTGCTGAAACCGCAGAAAGCGGAGCAAAGACGGCCGTCGCAGAGGCCACCAGAGATGCAGTTGATGCAGCAACCGCTCAGGCTGTTAAGGCTCAAGAGTCAGCTGGAAAATCAGAGTCCTCGGCTGGAAAGTCAGCTTCTTCTGCTGCATCGGCAAAAGAGTATTCTGACAGCATCAAAAATAGCGTAGACGACCTGAACAACATCAAAGTATTGGATGACAGGCTGACTACCCTACTCGGCTACTGCGAGAAGCGGACGGTCGTCAATCTCGAACAGGGAGTGAGCGGCAAATACGTGCAGTGCGAATCACGCTCAGCGGTGGCGAATGCGGCGTTCGCCATCAGCAAGCCGTTCGATGTGGATGCTTGCAGTGAGTTGCTCATCAAGACCGGCTTCAATCCTTCAGATGCGTCGCACAAGGGTCTCGACCTTTCCGTCATCGCCATCTACGAGCAGATTGAGAGGCAGCGCACGGTACAGAAGAAGAACCCTGACGGACAGCTGCTCTATTACGTGGTCACGACTGACGAGGAGACAGGCAACCAGACCGTGACTCAGGACGAGACTACGGAGGACACTGGCTATCCTGTCTATACGGTCGAGACATACACAGAGACGAGATACCTGCCGAACAACGAGGACAGGTTTGTGGCCATTCCGGACAGCGGATATTACGTTGCGAACATTCCTCAGTCCTGCAAGGTGGTCATCTCATACAAGCCGGGAATCAGTGACACGGCGGTTATAGTCGAGAAGCACGGCGCGATTGCGAACCTCATTTCCCAGGTCTTCGGCATTTACGAGCACAGGACAATGGTCGAGTGTATGGTCAGCCTCGAAGAGAGAATCAAGGCTATCGAACAGAGCCGCGGTCTCCTCGGCAATGCGACTGCCGGCACGCTCGACGTGAGTGAACTCACAAAGTGCAAGCATCCGCTGACGCTATTCGGACACGGAGTTCCGGCGGAGGCTACCAAGCCTACGAATCTTCCGGAAGGCTTGCCGTGGGACGGCTGCCCTATGTTCAAGGGACAGATGTACATCAATCTCGACGCTGCGTCTGGCGGCTTGTACTATGCCGTCTCAGTGGATTCGGTAAATGGTTGGAAACAGGCTTAAAAATGATTGGATATGATAAAGTATTATGAGAATGAAGCGGCTTACGAGGCCGCGGTCAAGAGCGCATTTGAGAGTCAGGTTTCCCTCATCGGCGCAAGCAACGAGTGTAAGTACGACGGACGGAATGTGGTGGTAGGATTGAACTCCGCCACTACCGGAAGCATTGCGGTTCTCGACGGACTGCACGCATTGAGGTTCATAGCACCTCAGACGTTCAGCTCGAAGAGTTTTATGAGCAACTACGAAATCGTGGGTGTGGTGGCCATCGGTGTGGATCATCCGGACTTCAGAGGCGAAGTGGCCGTAATGAGCCACCAGTTCGCTGGTGCCGCATTGTCCACCAGATACTACTTCAAGCTGTCAGGCTATACGCTTGACGGAGCAGAGCACACTGGAGTTCTGAGCATCAGAAGCGCTTCTGACAATTGGGCAGCCAATCAGGACTACACGATTACATACAAGGCGGACAACATCGTCGCTCTGGTATCGCAGCTCAATGCTTATTTCAAGTCAAACGAGCCGTTCGTCGCACAAGACTGGGTAGCGATAGCAGACACCAATGGCGATGTTCTTCTGCATTTCAAGTACACGACCTGGCAGCAGGCTGCGTATAACAAGGCCAAGTCCG